AAGCAACAAGAGAGCCAGGTTTTGATGATTCATGGGATCTTATAGACCCACACACAAAGAAAGTTGTTAAAACAGTATCTGCAAAGACATTGTGGGTAAAGTTGATACAGAATCGAGTAGAAACAGGGGAGCCATACATTGTATTCAAAAATACAGTACAGGAAGCACTTCCCTTCTATCAGTTAGAAAAAGGGTTAAGAGTTCATCACTCCAATCTATGTTCTGAAATTACGCTCGCAACAAACGAAGAAAGGACAGCAGTATGTTGTTTATCAAGTGTAAACCTTGAAGAATATGATGAGTGGAAGAATGATAAAAACTTTATTCCAGACCTTATACGGATGTTGGATAACGTTATTACATATTTTGTAGCAAATGCACCCGACACGCTATCAAAGGCAAAATTTAGTGCAGAAATGGAAAGAAGTCTTGGCCTGGGTGCAATGGGTTTTCATGCTTACTTACAGCGACATAATGTACCTTTTGAAAGTGCAATAGCAAAAAGTCATAATGCAAGAATGTTTAAACACATAAAATCGGAGGCAGTAGATGCTACAAAAACTTTGGCTGTGGAGCGTGGAGAAGCCCCTGATGCTGTTGGCCAGGGTGTGCGAAATGTTCATCTTTTGGCTGTGGCTCCCAATGCTAGCAGTTCTATTATTTGTGGGAATACTTCTCCTAGTATCGAGCCATACCGCGCTAACGCATTTACGCAAAAAACAAAATCGGGATCATCTCTTTTAAAAAATGAGTATCTTGAGCATATATTGCAAGAGTTAGGGGAAGATACTGATGAAGTTTGGAAAAGTATCATAACAAATAACGGATCAGTACAACATTTAGATTTCCTAGATGACTGGACAAAAGATGTTTTTAAAACTGCTGTAGAAATAGATCAGAGATGGATAATTGAGATGGCATCAGATAGGCAAAAAGAAATTTGTCAAAGTCAGTCTTTAAACATCTTTTTTCCTGCAAATGTTTCAAAACAAGAACTTCACGCTATTCATATGATGGCGTGGAAAAAGAAAGTAAAAACTCTATACTATTTAAGAAGTGAAGCTATAAAGAGAGCAGAGACAGTATCAGATGAAGCGCTTAGGCAGTATATATTTGATAGTATAGATGACGAAGGCTGTTTGGCCTGTGAGGGCTAAACTATGGAGATTGTGGGCGAAGTCATTAGGAGAAAAAGGCTCTGATGACCCACGCGAAGCAGATTTAATAGCAATTATAAGAAGTATAGTTGTATTAGTAAATTTTATAACTTGCTTCTTTATAATTTCAGGAGTGATACACCACTGGTAGAGAAACAGAATGAGTTTATTGGCAGAAAGAGAATATTACAAGCCCTTTAACTATCCTTGGGCTTTTGAACACTATAAGACGCAACAGCATATGCACTGGCTTCCTGATGAAGTCAATCTTGCAGATGATTTGCGTGATTATAGAGAAAAACTAACACCTGAGAATAAGAAACTTATAAGTCAAATCTTTAGGTTTTTTACTCAAGCAGATGTAGACGTTTGCTGTGGGTATGCAAAGCATTACTTACCTACATTCAAACAACCTGAAGTGCGAATGATGCTTTCGGCTTTTGCCGCAATGGAGGCAGTACATCAGGAAGCGTATTCTTTGCTTTTGGAAACGCTAGGTTTTGGTGATGAAGAATATCAAAAATTCTTTGAACACAAGGAAATGTTAGCAAAACATGAGCACTTGAATAATTTTGGTATGAAAACTGAAATGGATATCGCAAAGACTATGGCTATCTACTCAGCGTTCACCGAGGGGGTACAGCTATTTAGTAGTTTTGCTATCTTGTTGAACTTTCCTCGACATAACCTTATGAAAGGCATGGGTCAAATTGTCACATGGTCTGTGAGAGATGAGACATTACACGTTGAAGGAATGTCACAACTCTTTCGCACTTTCATAAAAGAGAATCCAGACTTATGGACAGACGATCTAAAGTATGAGATCTATTGCGCGGCAGAGCGAACAGTAGAGCTGGAAGATGCTTTTATTGACTTGTGTTTTGAAAACGCAGAAGTGCCAAATCTTACCGCACAGGAAATAAAAGATTACATTCGTTATATCGCAGATCGCAGGCTATTAGGACTTGGAATGAAAAAAATATTTGGGAGTGAGGACAACCCGTTACCGTGGCTAGACTATATGTTGAACGGTGTTGAACACACTAATTTCTTTGAAAATCGTGCTACTGAGTACGCTCGTGCAAGCACAACAGGAAACTGGCAGGATATCTTTAAATGAAATTTGAATTTGACATAGAGCAAGTAAATGTGATTCTATCAGGTTTAGGGGAACTTCCCGCTAAAGTAAGTATGGATCTAATTACGAGCATACACAAACAGGCTGAAAAACAAATGCAGCCTGAAATGGTAAGTGAAGAGGGGGCTGAATAGCCCCTTTTTTATTGAGGACAAACAGTAACTGTACCGCCAACTCCAATAATGCTTGGATTAGCTGCATTTACACAGTTTACACCTGGAACCCAGATTTGATTATCTTCTGTATTAGTAGTATTTAAATTATTTATTATTTTTAGTAAATAATTATCAATACTGCTAAAATTACTCGAATAATCGGTTGCGGGGTTTATATACTCCATGCTGCCTAATCCAAGATTCATCATATTATTTGAATTAGACCCCATCAAAGTATACAACTCTGAGGTATTTGCTTGTTCTGCTGTTATTTGTGCGAGAGAAGTATCTCGATTATATCTAGCCATTGCTTTAGTAGAATCATTAGATAACCACATTGCACCTAATGAAGATACTGGGCCAGACAGTACAGACGCCCACTTTAAGGCTGCTGACTGTTGGGCTTGAGGAACTATAGGAGTTTGATTTGTCATAGCGAGAGCCATAACCGCGGCAGTTGCTGCCTCGTTGCCTTCTCCTGCAATCCTGCTTAGAGCGTTATATCTTGCTTCTTGAACCTTTGCCTGCGCTAGAGCTGCTCTTTCCATTGCTTCGTAATACTCAGTAGTGGACGTACTCGCACAGGCTCCAAGGCTGAGGGCTATTAACCCCGTAGCCAATAGTTTTTTCATATCATATTTCCTCCTTTAGGAATTGGGCTAAGCCCTATAATGTTGGTCGAGTACCAGGAAAGTCTGAAGTACTCGGCCAGTCTCTTAGTTTTACTCGATAAGCGACTATTTCTGTTTTCTTTGGGTGGTCTGTAAGAAGTGAAAGAGTATCGGTTCTGTACAGTTCTGAATCTCTCCATGCTCTTGCTTCCATTTTTTTATCTTCCGAAATCTGTTCTGAAGTGGGCATAACAGTTACATCTTCATGGGAATATCCTTCACTTGTAGGGTAGGCTTGTTGTGCAAAAGCCATAGAACCAGTTATAGTATTACTTACACCGTCTTTTGTTATTTTAATATCTGCCATATTATGCCCCTAAACTCACTGGAAAAAGAAGAATAATGCCTCGTCCTCCAGCACCTGATCGAGTAGCGGTACTATAAGCAAAGGTTCCGCCACCTCCGCCACCCGCAGTTCCTTTTTGTCCGTATATAGTTCCATCAGATACTCCTTTTGCTCCTTGAAAAGGAGCAGAAATACCGCCATACCAGTGGCTGCCACTATTAAGATAACCACGAGTTGTGGGACTACCTTCTGAATAGCCTCCTGAATATCTATTTCTGTATTCATTACCATACATGGTTTCATTGTATGAGCCTATCGTTGTTGGGTTTGTCTGTTCCGTAGTAAAAATACCAGTAAAAGGTTCTACAGTTGTCCATGGCGCATATGCCCATGTACCAGAACTTCCTCCGTGCGCCCTTTGATAGTCAAATTGTCCACTAATATCTCCTGTTTCTATTCCTATCGTAGCTCCTGGAGCTGAATAAGAATAAACAGAAATTGTCGGTTCCGCATCGTTTCCATTTTGCCAGAGACCTACAGCTCCACCACCTGCACAACCATAGTTTACGGTACCAGAAGGAAAGCCCCCTCCTTTACCCCCAGTAAAGTTTCCAAGAGTTCCTCCAGTTGCAGTTCCTCCTGCAGCTCCTGTTGTTGCTCCTGGAGCTCCAGAAGTAGATGCAATGCCTCCTGTTCCTCCATTTCCAGTCATTGTACTAATTCCAGAGCCTGAGAAAGAGCTTGCACCACCATTACCCCCTGCTACTGCTGCACCGTTTGCATCTGAAGCCGCACCAGCTGCTCCGATTGTAACTGTATAAGTTGTGCCAGAGCTAAGGTCTAACTTACTTACTGCACAGCCGCCTGCTCCACCTCCTCCAGCATTCCCATTAGACGATTTAACTGCTCCGCCTGCGCCTCCTCCGCCTATTACATATACATAAGCGGTTAGGTCATACGAAGGAGTCCATGTTCGAGATGATTGAAAACTTATAACGGGCAGTTGACCACCTCCACCACCACCGCCTGCTGCTCCTAATACTGGCATAATTAAATCTCAAACCAGCCGATAGTATCATCG